GTGCCCAAGAGGCAACCCGTGCAATCCAGCAGCGTTTCGAGAGCCGCTTCTACCAAGTGGCTTACAACGGCCAGACGGCTGCTAACCCGAACAACGTAAACGGTTTCACGCACCGCTTCCGTGCTCAGGGTGCCAACTGGACGATGAGCGAAGATGATTTGATTGCAATGCGTCTTGCCTTTGATAAGGCGAACGTACCGCAGTTCGGTCGTGTTGCTATCGTGGATCCGGTTGTTGCTGCTACCTTCCAAAAGAAAGTAGTCATCACTTCGCAGCTTGATCGTCTTCCGGCTTATCAGTCGATTATGGAGAACGGTTTCAACAACGAGCACCAGTTCGTTATGCGAATCCACGGCTGGGATATCTGGACGAGCAACCTGCTTCCGCAAGTAGCGGCTGGCACCTCGGTAGACGGTAACGCTTCTAGCTCGGCTTCGACCACTTGTGTCGCTAACCTGTTCATGTGCATTGCGGACGATAACTGCAAGCCCGTGATGAATGCCTGGCGTCAACCGCCGAAGGTAGAGGGTGAGCGGAACAAGGATCGCCAGCGTGATGAGTTCCTGACTACTGCTCGTTGGGGCATGGGCATTCAACGCCGGGATACCCTTGGCGTGATTGTCTCCGATGCCGTTAAGACTGCTTAATAGGAGGAACACACAATGGCTAAGGAAAATAGTTCTGGTCTTGGCGTTAACACTCGCTATGGCGCTATCTCGATCCCTGATGGGGCTCGGGGTGCTCTTGGCGGGCACGAAGGTGCGCTGAATTATCTTGCGGTAGAGTTCTCTGCTGCACTGATTAACAGCGACTCCATCAACGCTCCTACGACGATTCTCTTCAATGCCCTGCCGCTTCGTGCATGGGTAGAAGTAGAGACTGCTCTGTCGCTCTCTGGCGCTGGTGCTGCTCTCTCCTTTGGTCGCCAAGGTGCTCTCGGTACGGACAGTGCCGACATCTCTGGTACGGCTAAGGGAGTTGGCTTCGCAGTTGCTGCTCTGAAGGGTACGTTCTCGACGGGCATCACGGCTACGACTACGGTTGTGGTTGGTATGGCTTCGGGTTCGATCAACGAAGGCGCGGGTCGATTCATTATTGAGTACCTCAAAGTCTAATAACCGATGACCCACTTGGGGGTGCGGCGGGAGTAATCCCTCCCACCCCTTTTTTATTTCAGGACACAACATGAAACTAAGTCTGCTGGATATCGTACAGGACATCCTCAATGAAATGGATGGGGATACTGTCAATTCCATTGACGATACTGTGGAAGCCCAACAGGTAGCGCAGATCGTTAAGACTACATATCTTGAGATGATGGCTAATCGTAATTGGCCGCATCTCCAAACTGGATTCAGTTGTACATCTTTTACTGACACCTCTTATCCTACCTCGCTGGCACTTCCTGAGAACATCAAGGAACTGCGCTGGATCAAGTACAACAAGCGCACTAGCAGCGATGCCAAGGATAAGTGGGATGAACTCACGTATCTACAGCCAGAGGATTTCTTCACGCACTGTGCAGGCAGGGACTCTTCTGCCAGTAACGTACAGGTTGTGAATATCTCTAGCGTTAAACTTAACATCCGTAACGATGTTCCTCCAACGTACTGGACTACTTTTGATGACTCCGCCCTCATCCTGGATTCTTGGGATAGCGCAGTGGATACAGTGCTACAAACGGGAAAGAATTCTTGTTGGGGGATTAAGAATCCTCAATGGTCTGGCTTGGATAACAGCGTGCCTGATCTTCCCGCTGAGGCTTTCCCTGCGCTCTTGGAAGAAGCGAAGAGCACTGCTTTCTATACGCTTCGTCAGGCTGCAAACGAGAAGGCTGAACAGAAGGCTAGTCGCCAGCATCGATGGCTTTCTCGTAGAGCATGGAGGGCTAAGGGAGGTATTCGTTTGCCTAACTACGGCAGGCGCAAGGCTTTCTCTGGCTATGAAAAGAATCCTCTCTTGGATAAAGGCTAATGGCTAAATCTCCAGCATGGACTCGTAAGGAAGGCAAGGATCCCAAGGGTGGTCTGAATGCCAAAGGCAGAGCATCGTACAACAGGGAGACAGGGGGGAATCTAAAGGCTCCTGCTCCTAACCCTAAGACAAAGAAGGATGCTGGTAGGCGTAAATCATTCTGCGCTCGTATGCAAGGAATGAAAGAGAAACTCACTAGCGAGAAGACAAAGAACGATCCTAATAGCAGGATCAATAAATCACTAAGAGCATGGAATTGCTGAGGGACTAAATGGAAGTTATACCTAGCGGTAATTACTGGGTCATCAAGAATACCCGTGGGCCTGTACCTAAAGTTCTTGAAGGTGATTGGGTATCTAAAGGGATGGCAGAACAGGCCATCAAGATGTTCCAACAACAAGTACACAGCCGTGCAGTTAATGTGACTCAACGAAACAGGGAACGCAAAGAACGTGCGAGCGAGAACTCAGCGACAGCCAGTTGAAGCTAACCAGTGGGTCAAGGGTCTAATTACTGAGGCATCTCCTCTTAATTTCCCCGAAGGCTCATCTGTTGACGAGGAGAACTTTGTTCTGGATAGGAACGGTTCTCGGGAGCGTCGGCTTGGTATAGATTACGAGTCCCAGTACTCTCTGGTTAATCTAGGTGTTACCGCTACTGCGACTACGTGCGCTGTACAGAACTATCTCTGGGAGAACGTAGGCCAGGATCCTCAGTCCAATTACTTGGTGCATCAGTTCGGCAACAAGCTGTACGTATTCGATGCAGACACTACTGCTGTCTCCAGTAACGCTCTCTTTGGTGGAGCCATTTCTCTCACTGCTACTGTACGGGAACGATTCTCATTTGCGGGTATTCAAGGTAACTTGATTGTTGCTGTTGGTGACCAGACTCTGCGAGTAATCCAACCTGTAAGCAATACTTACACTCTGACGTACACACGCTTGAAGGTACGTGACTTCTGGGGCGTGGACGATGGCTTTGCTACGGATGAACGCACTAGCACTCTGACGGATCTACACGCTTACAATCTGTACAATCAAGGCTGGCCTCCTGAGTTCTTCTGTTCTGCTGATCCAGAGAATCCCAGTACCATGGACAACGGTACGGTAGAGGATCCAGTAGAGCGCACCAAGACCTCTCTTACAGTGTATCCCAGCAATGCGGATGTAATGGCATCCGCGATGACATTTCTCCAGAATGGACGCAAAGCGTACTATCCTCATGCACTAGCCAATATCGTTAGTGGAAATACCCCTGCCTCTCAAGGGCACTATATTATTGATCTCTTTGATCGCAGTCAGGGCCGTAAAGATACCTACGATGCTGACATAGCTGCTGGCTGGCCTAATCGAAGGAACTATAAGACTTCAATCCCTACTGATCAATCCACTGGTGGAATCAAAGCTATTGCTGCGTATGCTGGCAGGGTTTTCTTTGCTTGTTCTTCTGGTGAGACAGGAGGAGATTCCAAGAGTCCTAAGGTAGGAACATTCGTACTGTTCTCCCAGCTTGTGGATAACCTGACCGATCTGGAGGCTTGTTACCAAGAGGCTGATCCTACCGCAGAGGATATAAGCGATCTAATTGACACAGATGGCGGTTACTTGCAATTGCCGGACGCTGTCAACATCAAGGCACTTGTTCCTTTTAAGTCCTCTTTGCTTGTGTTCGCAGACAACGGTGTATGGGCTATTGCAGGTGGGGATCGTGGCTTCACGGCTACGGAATACCAATCGCAGTTCCTGACAAACAACGGAGCTATTGCGGCTGAGAGCATTATCGTAACAACGGACGCAGTTCTGTACTGGAGCCGTAATGGTATCTTTGCTTTGGGTATGGGACAAGGTGGAATTGAGATCCAGTCCTTGACCGAGTTCACTATCCAGACTTTGTACAATTCTATTCCGTACAGTTCCAAGAAGTACGCAGTGGGGTACTTCGATGATGTATCCCAGCGTTGTCGTTGGTTGTACAGAGCAGTAGAAAACAATTCCCTGTACAGGCACATGTACACGCATGAGCTTATCCTCGACCTGTCCATGCCAGCGTGGAGTAGATTCACTTTCAAGGATGCGGGTTCTCGCAGTCCTTTAGTGACAGGATACGTCCCTGTTCCTGTGCAATCCAGAACTCTTGCTAATTCGGATTTCAAGTACAGCACAATGCGATCCGATGTATCCGGCACGTACCTGATGACTGCATCGTATTTTAAAGACAATGCTTTCAGGGATTGGTATACTGGTGCTAGCGGTACGGATGCTGCTGCTTATCTTGTTACGGGTTACATCACTGCTGGCGATAGTGCTAGAAAGAAGTACGCTCCGTACCTGACTGTTCACTGTAACCGTACTGAGACTAATTGGACTGACGAAGGCTCGGGTACGCTTACTCTCTCTGCTCCTTCTAGTTGTTTGATTCAAGCTCAATGGGAATGGTGTACCTCTGAGGATGCTGGTCGCTGGGGCCAGCAGTTCCAGGCTTACCGATACAGGCAGAACTTCATTCCTTCTAGCGCAGGAAGCCTGAGCTACGGGTACTCTGTAATCAGTACTCGCAATAAGATTCGTGGCAATGGTCGAGCATTGTCCTTCAAGTTCTCTACGGAAGCAGGCAAGGATCTCCAACTACTCGGATGGAACATAGAGATGGGAGCGAACAGAGAACCATGATGACTGTACTGGATGAGAATCTGTACTGGAGAATCTCGGGAGATCGAGCACCTTCGGGAGAAGTCATTATTCACTGTACAGTAAAAAAGTGGACGCACTCGGTGTACAAGGCGCTGATGTCCACTGTATGCCAATTGCAGATGACTCTCAGGGAGACGCTGTATGCTCCTTGGATATCAGAGAAACAAGAGAAGTTCCTTAGCATGATGGGGTTTTATCCCACTGACAAGTACATGCTGGGAGTAGATGCGAATGTTTATCAATTGTATAAGTTTGAGGTGCATTAAATGGGCATTGAAACCCTAATTGTTGCGAGTATAGGTGCCAGCGTCGGCTCTCAAGTCATGGCTGCCAATGAAGCAAAGCAAGCCGCGCAACAACAACGTAAAGCACAGAAGGTAGAGACTGCTATCCAGATGGAACAGAACAAGAAGAACGCTGTGCAAGCAATGCGCGAGGCTCGTATCCGTTCCGCTATGGTACAACAGTCCGCTATGAATACCGGAGCTACAGGCTCAGGACAAGCAGGAGCTATGGGCAGTATCCGCAGTCAAGCAGGAGCAGCCATTGGCTTCCAGGGTATGCAGCAGCAAGCAGCTCTGAACCAATCGCAGTTCTTGGCTAATGCTTCTAGGGCACAGAGTCGTGCTGGTCAATTCGGAGCAGCAGCGGATCTCTTTGGTCAACTTGCAAGTTTTGGTTTGCAAGCAAAAACGGGTAACGGTTAATGGCAATTGGCTTCAGTACGGACATAGGTAAATCCTCTACGATACCTCCTGCGGATCTTGTAACAGACGATCCTAAGCCAAAGGTATCCAAGGGGCTTTCGGAAATCTATGCGCTTCAGTACGCCATAGCAGAGAATGCTTTGGATGAAGCAACTATCCGTACCAATGAGTACCGTATAGAAACTGGCGAAGAGCCAATGATGCGAGAGAACCTTTCTCTCAAGCTCCAGCGTGAACAGAACGCTCTTAAAGAAACCATGATGTCAAAAGCACTGACACTTGGGGATGTGGATACGGCAGAGAATCTGATTAAGGTAGGCATCAAGCCTGTACCTAAACAACTCGTTACTGAGACGGTTGCAGTAGAAGGTGCTGCTGCCATGCGGCAGACCGACTCGGATCAAGCTCGATTTGAATTCCAGAAACCAGAGGAACAGAGAGTAGCAAGTAACTCCGCAGAGACTCGGGCACTGGCTATTATGAAAGTGTTCGGGGAAGTAAACGATCTTCTGCCGCAGTTCACTGATCCTGCTACTCCAATGGATGAAGTCAGTCGAGCAATGGCTGATTTTATTACTAGTGGAAAGTACGTAGCCGATCTGACAAACATGATTGTGCCTTTCTCGTATGCTGCTCAAGTTGCAGGAGCAGAGGGCAACGTAGAAAGTAATTACCTGTTTGACATACTTGCTCCCGGTACTCAGATGCGAGAAGAGGCTTCTTACATCTTTGAAAAAGGGATAAGCGACGAGGAGTTCGTCAATCGTCTGGAGTCTTTTAAAAAGAAACTAGGAGACAGGGTATCCTACGCTCCTCTTTTGTATTTCAGTGCTCTCTACGAAGGCTTGTTTACTTCTCAATCAGAGAACCCTGAACTGCTGAAGTTGCTTGCTTTGGCTGAAGTATCTGGCAAACCTAATCCTCTGAAGGATCTGTACACGCCTACTCAAAAGAGAGGCAAGTTTGAGATGGAGGCAACTAAAGCTAGAACCGGATATACCGGCAGCGAAGAAGTTGCTTCTCTTGATTCCATGATGAACGATGAGTACGTTCAGAACGCTCTGAACTTCTTTGACGTAGCCTCTGCATTCTCGGCTGCAATGAAAACTGGTTCAGTAGTATCCAAGTTCTTCGGTAACAAAGCGTACCAAAGAGCAATTGTGAATGCTGGCATCAAAGCATCAACGGATCCATCTGGCCCGAAGGATCTCAGGAATCTTGTATCGCTCTCTCCTGATGATTCGGGTATTACGCCTGGAGCTAAGGCAGAGATTGATACTTTGTACGCCAAGGCCGAAGCGGCTATGGCTGACAGGATTGTTGCTGCTAGGGTTAAGCCAACTGCGGGACAGATAGAAGAAGAAGTAGCTGTTATCAAGAACGATTACGGCTCTGAGTTCGTAGGCGCTAAGTACACTCAGGAAGGTCTGCAACAAGAGATGCGGATCTACCTTGGCAGGAAAGAAGATGGCTCTGCGTACTCCACTGCTGAGTCCGCTGATGATTTCGGTAAAAGTCTTGGTGGCGATTACGATGTAATTCCTAATCCTAATGGAGAAGGCTTTCTTGTACAGGTTCGACGCAGTGTCAATGAGTCCGGTTGGTACACTGGAGAAATGGTACAGGAAGTTCGTGCAGAAGGAGCATCAAAGACTAGGCTCGCTCAGGCTATTGATAAGTGGAAGAAGGCCAGAGGCTTTGAGTCTCTTGTAGCAGCAGAGAAAGGTCTGCGTGGTTACTTCTGGTCGCCTGCTGTAATTGCTTTGCGTAGAGCTACTACAGAAGCTACTGCTTCAGCATTAGAGCGGGCTAAGTTGTCCGCTATGGTGGATGATCTGCTTACCCCTATTGCTAGCCTAAACAGCAAGCAACAAGAAAATCTTGGCGAGATCATTAACTACGGCAAGACTTTACCTAGCAGGAAAGATCCTGACGCTACTGGCCGTTGGATGAACTACAACGAGTTGGATACGCAGTACCACAGGATGTACGGAAGAGGCATAACTGACGAGGAGTACGTTGCTTATAGGTCGTACCAGTTGGTATCAGATGTTGCCTATGAACTGCTGAATGAAGCAGAACGGGCAAGTCTACTTGCTCAAGGCATGAATACTTGGAGATTCAAATCTGCTGCTATTGATTCCATCATTGGGAACAAAGTCCTTAATAAGAGATCAATCAACCCAGAAGCCAGGATCCTTACACAAGACGGGCAAATCCTGAGCGTCGATGAGGCTGCTGGTCTGTTGAAAGAAGACAGCAATACGCTTATCCGCGTTAACGGCTCGATGGATTACAACGGTGTTGAGATAAGCCACGTTCTTTCTGCATCCGAAGATGTCAGCACTACTGGCTTGGATCTGCGTGTACTCGGATACACCGAAGGTGGTACTCGTAACTACCTCGGTACTTGGTTTGCCAAGTCTTCTCGTAAGGGCAGATGGAAGAACAAGGATTACGCAAAGGCTCCGCGAGTGCATGGTGTTTTTGACGATGTTGCCAAAGGAGAGCAGTACGTCAAGCGCATGAACGATATTCGTGATGTGTACAACCAATACAATAAGGATGCTAAGGCGATTGAAGCTGGCAAGAGCTTCAAGTCCATTGATGAGATACGCGCACTTGCTTCTGTTGAGATTGAGAAGATTGATTCCAAGATGTCTTTGGCTAAGTTGGAAGACCTGATCGCAAGTGATGACTTTGATCCATCGACTGAGATGAAGTTGTTGTTTGATAGGGATACGCTTCCGGGAGAAACTGGCCCTAACTTTGAGAGACTTCAAACGTATCAGCGTAAAGGAAAGTTGTACGTAGGCAACAGGGGTGATCATCTTCTGGAAGATGGAGAGAAGGCTCCTCTTATCAATCCCTTTGTAGCATTGTCCAATCAAATGGGTTCGGTTATCCAGACCGTAGCCTACAAGAACTTCATGCTTAGAGAAGTAGGAGAATGGGCTTTAGCGTTCAGGGATTTCTATAAAGTTCCTGATACAGTCATGCCTACTTCGGATGAACTCCTGAAGTACGGTGTGTGGGTAGGACAGAACAATCCTGAGGCTAATAGGATCCGCAATATCGCTGAGTCCCAGAGGATGTACATCAAGCGAATGCTTCTGCAACCAGGAACTAGCGATATCTTCTTTAACCAACTTGCTTCTCGTAATGCACAGAAGATGTCTCGGCTGTTCAACGATAGCCAATTTGAATCCGTGCGTACCGGAAGGCTTGCGCTAGATGCGAATGTAGTTCAATCCATCCGTAGTGCTGCTTATCATGTAACACTGGGTTTCTTTAACTTCGGTCAGCTAATCATGCAGGGTACGGCTGCTGTTACGGCAACCATGATCCATCCTGTATGGGGTGTTGCTGCGATGGGGGATTACTTCCCGCTGCGTATGGCAATGTTCTTTGATGACGATGCAAAAGTAATTAAAGAAGTAGACCGTATGCTCAGTGCTTCTAAACTCAAGAAGAGGGGAGAGTTCATCGATCTAGTTAAAGAGTACAGAAGGACTGGTCTGCACATGGTGGGCAGAACTGATCCTGTACTTGATAAGGTTGCAAGGTCGAATTATACCAAAACAGGTAAGGCTATGGATATAGCCTCTGATCTTGCTTTGCTGCCTTTGCATGAAGGTGAACGCATTGGCCGTATAGTATCCTTTGGTATTGCTCGGCGTGAAGCAATGGAGCAAGTATCCAAGGGAGTATTCAAGCAAGGGAGTCCTGAGTACTACAACTACATCCGTGCAATGACCAACAAGTACACTCTGAACATGATGAGTGGTATGGAAACCTGGTGGCAGAGAAACAAGATTGCCAGCATTCCTACTCAGTTCATGCAGTATCCGTTCAAGTACGCTGAGGTCTTTTTAGGAATGAACAAGCAGTTCACTCCTCAGGAGCATATGCGTTTCATTATCGGCAATACGTTTATGTTCGGTGCATACGGTGTTCCATTCGGGCCAGAGATAACAGAAGTTGCTGCGTCTTTGAATAAAGAGAATATCAGCCAAGAAGAATACGAGCGAGCAATGCTGGGTGTCGGTAACGAGCTAGTTAATAAAGTACTTGGAACAGATGCAGCGTACTCGCTGACTATGGCTGGTGGTGACTTCGCTGGTCGATTCCTGACCGACCTGTACTCTGACGGTAAGCCTTTGGCAATTGCTGGTGGTATCTCGTACAGCCTGCTTACCCGTACTACCGGAACTCTCCAGAATCTCTGGCGCATATGGTCAGGAGTTATTGGTAACGAGAACTTCCATGAAGGGATTGAAGAGCCGACTGTGGCTTCATTGACGGAATTGGGTTCTCTGCTGAGATCAGCATCTAACGCTACTCGGGCTTATTACGTATACAAGTACGGTGTACTGCTTGATGGGAAAGGCAATCCAATAGACGCACAGACTAAACACTCCGCGCTGATGACCGCGCTAGGCATCCGCAGTATGTCGGAGTTCAGGTCTTGGGATATTCGCGAGTCCAAGAAGTCCAGAGAAAAGCGACTGTACGAAACTGCCCAGATATACGGCAAGTACATGGCACAAGCGGATATTGCGTACTACCAAGATGGTGATGTAGATAAATTTATTTCCAAGCTGGAGTTCGCTAAGACGTTCAATGCTGGAATGGATTTGGAAGACGCTAACGAAGTTGTTAAAATAGCTACATCAATTAGGCAGCGCGATGTTGATGACTTCATGGCTAAAGAAAAGAAATCATTGCGGTACAATCCAGATAAAGAGGTGCAAGAGTAATGGCAACGGCTAAATTTGGAATCGATGCAACTGGGACTTATGTTGCCCAGAATGCAGTAACTCCGCAGACGGGGGTAATAGATCGCAGTGGAGAGATGCTGATCGGTGCAGCAGGTTCTGCTATAGAAGGAGGACTCCAACTCTACAAGGCCAAGAAGGTTGGTGACATTACTCAAGCCGCAGAGACTGAGGTAGCTACGGAAGTAGGTATGCTTGCCGATATCTTCAAGGAAGGAGAGAAGCCCCCTAGTCTTGAGCAATACAAAGAGTCCTTGGCTAGGGCCAACCAGGCTATGGAAATCGGTGGGCTGAATGCTCAGGATCGAGCAACACTTCGGGTGAAGTCGCTCATCCGTAAGAAGAGCGCAGAGAATCCTTGGTTCGCTAACACGTACGCACAGATCGGTAACCAAGTCCTGAGCAACTACAGCGATCAACTTGCTCTGTTTTCAAAGATGGAAGAGGCTCTGCAAACTTCTGCTGGAGCAAGCGCTGATATAGATAAGGCTGTTCGGAAACAAGCAGAAACTCTGCAAGGTCAGAGCAGACTCAATCCCGGTTTTGTTATTGGTACTGCGCCTATTGAAGCAGTTCAGAATTATATTCTTGAAGCTCAAAGAATATCAGAAGCTGAGAAACGAGCAGAAGAACTGCGTGTTGCTGCTGACCAAGCTAGGCAAGAAAGGACTGCAAGGGCTACTGAAAGAACCGCTATCGCTACTGAACGTAGCACGGCATTAGTCGAAGAAAAGAAAAACGGAGAACTCCGTGATTCAGATTATTCACGAAGTATTCGTACTTCTATAAGCGGGCGAGTAAACAACGCTATTAAACAGTTCAATACTAATCTTAAAAGCGGACAGCTTGTGCAAGGCGAAGAAGAAATAAAGAAAGACGCTGCAACCAAGATAATGGAACTTCGCTCTGGCGTTAACGAAGTTATTTCTACGTATCCTTGGACTGATACTGTTGAACGGGATAAGCTCATTGCCGATATGGAGAGGCAGATTGCGGGGATTGAACAAATCTTTACTGGCCCGTTGTCCGATATAAAAATTAAAGCAGAACAGCTTGAGAGAATGACTCTTAATACTAGACTTGATGCAGCACAAAATGCTCCACTGTTGTTCCAAGCGTTTTCTTTTGGTGGAGCGCAGGGAGCAACTGCCGTTATTCAGAATGCTATTAACGAAGATACAGGCGTTCAATTAAGGATGAGGCAAGAGTACGCTGGCCTTACGGGATCCCAGTTGGATAGCAAACAAGTTGAACTGCTTATGGGTTCTATCGAAAGAGGGAATTTGGATGGTGTTCCGATTGATTTAAGACCTAGCGTACAGGCAAGTGCTGTACGGAACCTTGAAGGTAATGCGGATCCAAAGAATCCAATCAAAATAGAATCTCCTGCACAATGGGGTAAGCTATTCCTTGTTGCAGCAGGCGAAGATGGTTTGAATGCGTCTGATGCTGATGTACTTACAAAGACCGTGTTTAACAGCACCTTCGTATCTAAGTTCAATGAACTTCTTCCTGCTGATAAAGGCGTAGCCGAAGAAGTAATGATGTCTATGGTTACCGCATTGCCTAGCATTGGATCTTCTCTTGTATCTGCCGCTCAAGCTGTACCCGCTGAAGCTGGTACGCTACAGATTGACAAGGAAAGCGGAGAGTTCTTCGTAGAAGGCAGTACTGGAGATCCCAAGCGTCTTAATCGCGCAGCTACTCGACTGAACAACCTAATGAACTCGATGGCAGCGGTATCGGTCTTGGATCGTCGAGTGCCAAAAGGAGTCAATCCTAAACTTTGGTACGCTCAGAATGTACTGGGTATCAAGGGACTGCTTGAGGAACCTGCACAGTGACACTCTCCCAGAAGCAGAGGCTTTTCTCCAAGATGATCGCAGAGTTGATCCTCTGGGCCTATGACAAGGGCTACGAGATCACTCTAGGGGATGCGTACAGGGATCCCCGCTTGCACGGGGCACTGGGAGAGAAGGTAGGCTACGGCTCAAGGAACTCTTGCCATAAGCTGAGACTCGCAGTGGATCTCAATCTGTTCGTCAACGGCAAGTACGTTACGGATGGAGAGGCGCACAAGCCTCTGGGAGAGAAGTGGGAGTCAATGGGTGGATCCTGGGGTGGACGATTCCAAGATGCCAACCATTACTCCCTTGAGCATGACGGGTTTAAGTAATCACTCTCCCTCGAAACAGTCCAGTACAGTCTGCATATCCAGACCCAATCCACAGTTAGAGCAGATGAACCACAGACCATCTCCTTTCATGTGGATGGCCCACTTGAATGACTGGATGTTATCGTCCACAGAACATACGTGAGCTAGGGGAAGAGCATCCAGATCCTCCGGAGTCTGCCTCTTTGCTTTCGGGAACGTAGTTACCTTTGAGTCAGAGTCCACAAACTCCTCCTTTACAGGCATCATTCTCTTCGTACACAACTCCCTTGTGTTTCATGGCTTCTTTGTAGGACACAGCCTCTAGTGGCTGACCTCCTCTAGCACCATCGGGGTAGCAAGTAAAACCGCGAAGACGATGAGCGTACTTAGCCAGAATGCTGGAGAACTCCCCAACACGATCATCATTATTGAGATCGCTGCCCCAAGAGGGGAGGTTAATAGTACTAGAGATAGACATATCGACGTAATCCTGGACATCAGCTTGGAACCTCACTCGGCGTTCCCAATCGGGAACTAGATCAATGGCAGTCTCGATGCTATCGGGATTGATTCCCTCGCGGATCAGAGCATCCGCAGTAGCATCCACTACGTACTCGTACTTCCACTTCGTACCATCTACTAGGTATCGTCGCTTGTAAGCAACAGCAAACAGAGGCTCAATACCAGTAGTAGTCCCAGCCAGTATGCCGATAGACCCTGTGGGCGCGATAGCACGGTAGGCAACAGGACGGCTGATGCTAAGGCGGTCGCAGAGGCTATTCGCTGCACGTTCGGACTCTTCGCGATACACCTCCATCCACTGGCGAAGCTCAGGAACCATCTCATACTTGTAGCCTCTCTTCAAAAGCCATTCATGTATTCCCATGAGTCCAAGACCCAATCGGCGGTTCTTCTTGCGAACCTCGTATACCTTTTTGTAGGGAAGGTCTGCCGTAATAGTGCCGCATACCAAGAACCCAGACGCAAGCCGAACGACTTCCCTGAATTCCTGTAGTGTATCAATCCGGCCAATGTTAATAGAGCCAAGATTGCACACATCAGAATCATCAGCAGAAGTAACTTCAGTGCACGCATTACGAAGAGTTTCATTCTCTTTGTCTCCGAAGTTAAAGGAGAAGCCTGGCTCACCGGATGACATAGCTTGTCGGCAGTTATCTACGAATACCGAAGGCAAGTACCCCTGCTGTACTGCATCCAAGAATGCATCATCGTAGTTCAGAGAGACGTTGGTCATGTCCAACGGAGCAGGGAAGTTGAAGTTGTCGTTCTTCGCATCATGCAAAGAGTACCCTTCGTGTACAGGCATGTCCTTCCAGTTCTTTACCTTCAGGAAGGCTTCTGCGTCCCCGTGTCGCCAGTTGATGCTGGCATAGATCGCAGAGCGGCGAGATCCACCCTGCATAACATTTCGTCCGACTTCGTTGATAGAGTGCATGAGAGGGATAGGCCCGCTTGCGCGACCTCCAGTACGGCCCAGATTTGCCCCATGAGGACGGAAGACAGAATAGTCCACGCCAATACCACCCCCAGACATAAGGCAATCAGAAGCTCTTTTAAGGAGGCGACCCCACTCTTCGCGGGTGTCTTCTTCTCCTTTGAGGAGGTAGCAGTTGTTGTAGAATCGAGCTTGTCGCCCTGCGTAGTAGACATACCGGCCTCCAGGGATGAACTTGAATGATGCAATGAACTTCTCCAAGGCATCCTGATGATCCTTGGCAAAGAGGTTAGTGGTCACATCGTGAACGATATCCTTGGCCTTCTCTGCCCAAGTCTGATCGGGGAAGAGAGCGTACTTGTTCTTGAATACGTTCTCACCAAAGCTGTTGCGGAACTCAGTCATGCCGTTGTCTCCTTTCAATCTCACGTTCAATGTACCAAATGGCCTTGCATAGATCCTGTATTGTATCGTCCTTCAGTCCTGCCCTCCAGAGGTATTTGATTGCATTACCAACACAGAAATTGAAGTGCTCCGTGATCTGGATGCACTCTACCCC